TGTCGATCTACTACTGTCCCTGTTGTGGACTTTGATGGTTTACAAAAGAAATATCCTAGCCTTGAAAAGCCGCCAACAACACAGTTTGACACCAGACCATCAGCTACAGGCAGAGTTCCGCAAGGGACAACATACGGAAACTGGCTGCTAAATCAAGATAGAAAGCTACAAACCAAGACTTTAGGAAGTGAAGGCAAAGTAAGAATATTTAAAAAATTAGCAAAAAGCGAGGGATCAGGACAGGCAGCCCTGAGAAAAATGATTCGCAATGATGGAACTGCGATCTCACTTGCAAGATTAAGACAACTTTATGGTAAGCCTACTCTGGCCAAGCGTAAGCCAACTGTTGCCCCACCTAAACCAAAAGCAGTAGTAGGAACTGCTGTTGCATCTGACTTTATTAAATCAAAACCACTTAAAAAATTAAGTGACAAGGAAATGCTTAAAAACTTAGAAGAATATAGAAAACACGCAAAAAGACAATTTGAAGTCTTTGGTGAAGGTGGTTATGGCGATACTGATGACATGATTGATAATTTGAAACAAGGACTCAAGGCAACTGATCCAAAACGTAACTTATATACAAATCTTGAATATGTTTACTGGAGACAAGGCTTTAATAAAAAACCAAAACTTGTAAACTCAGTAAAAGATTTAAAAGAAAGCAAAGAACTTTTAAAAGGTGCTGATGGTGAAAACCTAATAATGTTTCGGGGTGTTAATCGCAAAAATTATACAGATCAATTCAAGGGCACTGGCAGAAATGGAGACATTCATTTTGGTGGAGAAGGAATTTATGGGAGAGGTACATATTCTGCCGCAAGAAGTAGTCATGGTACAAAAGCTGTTATGGATAAAGCAAATAAAGAGGCTTTAGAGCTTGCTGAAAGCTATGGAAAAGACTACGCTGCTGATAAATTTCCAGAAAATTTACTTGATGAAAGAGTCACAGCGTTTGGATTAAGAAAAAATGCCAAAATAAAAACATGGAAAAAAGGTTCTACTTTAAAAGAAGAGGGAGGTTTAGATAAATTTACTGCAAGACCAAATTCAAAATTTTATGAAACAGAATACAAAGCATGGGAAAAAGCAACTATAGAGGAAGCTGAAAAGTTAACAGGTTTAGAGTTTAAAGATGTTGGAGCGGCTAACGCTGCTCTTGGAGTGGACGCATATCAAGTGCCACTACCAACAGTTTTTCTTGATGACGTAACCAAAAAAGTTACAGTGGCATCAATGGATTACTGGGTAATACTCAACAGATCAGCTATAGTAGTAAGTAAATCAGCCAAATTATGAATATAGATGATCCTCAAAATTCAAGGGATTTAGGTAAATTGATGAATAAATTAAATTTGTCTATTGATGAACAGCATGAATTTGTACAAAAAGCTGGAGAGGCAAAAGATTTTATTTCTTTTGTCAAAGATTTAAATGAGGGCAAGTTTTCTTTTAGTTAAATGCCACTCAAGAAAGGTAAGTCACAGAAGTCTATTTCTGCCAACATAAGGCTCTTGATGAAAGAAGGCCGTACTTTGAAGCAAGCTCAGGCCATAGCACTATCTACCGCTGGCAAAAAAAAGACAGCTAAAAAACGCAAAAGGAAGTAATATAAAGTCAGCTACTTTTATTGCTATGCCATCACATTATGGTTCTATGAAGCCCAAAGGAACAAAGAAAAAGAAAGTTAAAAAGGGAGGAAAGAAATAATGGCTAAGGGATTTTTTGAAAAACTTAATGACTACAAGGCAGAAAAGCCAAAGCCAAAAAAGGCAAAACCTAAGAAAGAAAAAGACTGATGGTTCGCAGACGTTTTAGAAAAGTTGCAAAAGACAAAGAAACAGGCGTTGCTAAGAAATATCTCAGCGGAGCCAAAAATAAAAGTGCAAAAGCGGCAGAAATAAAACGTACAGCAGAGGCATACAAAAGAGGTGAATTTATTGATATAAAGGCAGTATCCAAATCACGCACAAAACAAGATGGCTCCAAAAAGAAAACCACTAAGCGCCGCCGTAGAAAAAAGTCTTAGGGCAAAGGCAGAGAAATCTAGATTCACATATCGTCAGCTTGCAGCCGTTTATAGGCGTGGGCAAGGTGCATATTTATCTAGTGGATCAAGAAATGTTTCTATGGGTGCGTGGGCCATGGGGAGAGTCAACAGTTTTATCTCTGGAAAGGGTGGGGCAAGAAAAGCAGATGCTGATTTATTGAGGAAAAAGAAATGAGACTAACTACCAGACAAAAGAACACACTTGCAAAGCACCAGAAAGCTCATGGTCACACAAAGGCTCACATGGAATATATGAAACGTAAGATGAGAGAAGGGGTATCATTTACTGAAGCACACAACATGGCAATGAAGAGGAAAGGTAAATGAGCGATCCTAGACTCAAAAGATTTGGATTAGCTGGTTTTAACAAACCAAAAAGAACCCCATCACACCCAACAAAGAGTCACGTTGTTTTGGCAAAAGAAGGCGATAAAGTCAAACTCATCAGGTTTGGTATGCAGGGAGCAAAGAACAAACCGCCAAGAAAGGGTGAATCAGACGCAGATAAAGCAAAACGCAAGAGTTTTAAGGCCAGACACGCCAAAAATATTGCAAAAGGCAAAATGTCAGCGGCATTTTGGGCGAACAGAGTGAAGTGGAGCTAGTATTGTGAATAATTGTAAATTTTTTATTTATGGCAGACGAAGTAATCAAGCCTGACAACTCAGCTGAAATGGCTGCATTGAAGGCAGAAGTTGAAAGACTAAGAAAATCTAATTCTGAAATATTAGATGATTACAAGAAAGCTAAGGAAGCTGCAAAAGCTGTTCCTCAAGACGTAGACGTAAATGCTTTGATTGCTTTTAAGCAGAAAAAAGAACAGGAGGAGCTTGAGGCAAAAGGCAGATATGAAGAGGCTACAGAAAAACTAGCAACTCAGTACAGGGAGGCAGAACAACGTCAAAAAGAAAAAATTGAGCAGCTATTAGCTGAGAAGAGACAGCTTGAAGTTGAAGCACCAGCAGTGACAGCACTTGCTGATGTTGTACATGACCCTCAATATGTATTGAGTCGTATAAGCAAGGAACAGCTTGCTAGAGAAGCAGACGGAACAGTTGTAGTTGTTGATGGCTATAACAGAACACCAGTCAAAGAATGGGCCATGTCTCAAATGCCTCAATGGGTGCAAAAGAATCCAAGACCTCAAGGCGGTGGAGCTACTACAACAAAGGTACAGACTGAGTTTGTTGCAACAGAAAAAAACCCATTTGCAAAAGAGTCATTCAACCTTACGGAGCAAGCTAGGTTATATAGAACAGATATTAATAAATATAATATGCTCAAAAACGCAGTTACAGGTTAGTATATAGACAACGTGGTTGTGCCATGTCAG